TCCAGTAAGAAATAAGTTTTTTAAGTTGAATAATCCTTTGCTTAGCAGCGGCAATTTTTTCATCTGTTTTCATTTAACAATCATCAAAATTAATCATATTTTCTCTTACTAATTGAAGTTCGTTATTGTGTTTAATTTCATGTTTTATAGCATCTTCTTTAGTCATAGGAATAGCCATTCTAGTTTCATAATTAACCTTAAAACAACACATAGCAGTACAAGCACTTTTACCTCCCTTAATACGGTTAAAAGCAGCGTCAGGATAAAGTTCTACTTCATTTTTATAAGGGTTTCTATAAAATTTATCTACACCATATTTTTTAAAAAGTTTCATATCTCTTATTAAATATTTAAGTCTTAATTTACCTATTTCTGGGTGAACAGATCCAGTTTTTGTTTTTGACTTGCCATTAAGAACATATTCTGTTCCTTTGTAGTCACTATCTCCAAAGCCTTTATTCATAATGATTTCAT